CTGGTTGCGATAAGTGCAAGCCACAAGTCTTCTCAAGACTAAGTGGAGTTACAGGACAAGCAGAGGCGTTCTAATGTTTGAAGACATGATAAGTCTTCTTGGCGGAGATGAGTTCGATGAGAAGCCAGTTACTATTGAAGAGTTTGTAACCTCAAGAGAATACTTGGGGTTGCCACCACTTTCTGATTATCAATATACTGCAATCAAAGCTATGAGTCAAATCTACAAAAAAGAAACTCTTATGAATGTTTTTGGTCAAGAAGATGGGAGTAAGATTTGGAAACAAACTTGCAATGAAGTAGTTCTTCAGCTTGGCAAGGGTTCTGGAAAAGACTACATGTCAACTATCTCTGTAGCATATATGGTTCACTTGCTATTATGCTTAAAGGATCCAGCAAAATACTATGGCAAACCTCCTGGTGACTCAATTGACATTCTTAATATTGCTATTAACGCTGAACAAGCAAAGAATGTTTTCTTTAAAGGTTTAAAAAATAGAATTGATAAGTCTCCATGGTTTCAAGGAAAGTATTCTTACACGGCAGGTTCTGTAAGTTTTGACAAAGGAATTACCTGTCACTCAGGACACTCCGAAAGAGAAGCCTTTGAAGGATACAATGTTCTTTGCGTTATTCTAGATGAAATTTCAGGCTTTGCTACAGAAAGCACATCTGGACATGATCAAGCTAAGACTGGTCAGGCTATATACGAGATGTATCGTGCCTCTGTTGATTCACGATTCCCAGACTTTGGAAAAGTTGTATTGCTTTCATTCCCAAGATATAGAAATGACTATATTCAAACTAGATATGATGCAGTAATTGCAGATAAAGAAGTAAAGCTTAGAGAGCACACATTTAAATTAGACGATGCTTTAGAAGTATATGATCCAAACAATGAATTTACTGTTCAATGGGAAGAGGATCACATTACTGCATACAAATTTCCTGGAGTGTTTGCACTACGCAGACCAACATGGGAAATAAATCCAACAAGAAAGATAGAAGACTTTAAAATTCAATTCTTTACAAATCCAACAGATGCCTTGTCAAGATTTGCTTGTATGCCTCCAGACGCTGTAGATGCATTCTTTAGATCAAAAGAAAAAATTCTTGCTTGTTTTAATCAGCCAGCTTTGGCTGTAAGTGATAGCGGTAGATTTGCAGAGTGGTTTGTTCCAGATGAAGATAAGGAATACTTTATCCATGTTGACCTTGCACAAAAGCATGACCATTGTGCAGTATCAATGGCACATGTTGAAAAATTTGTTAAGGTATCTACCTTTAACGACTATGATGTAGTAAATCCATTTGTTGTTGTAGATGCTGTTAGATGGTGGACACCAACTGCAGATAAAACAGTTGACTTTAAAGATGTTAAAAATTATATTTTAGATCTTAGGAATCGTGGATTTAGAATTAAGCTTGTAACATTTGACCGCTGGAACTCGCTAGATATTATGAATGAGTTAAAGGGTATGGGAATGAACTCAGAAACTTTATCTGTTGCAAAGAAGCACTATGAAGATATGCAAATGCTTGTAGCAGAAGAAAGACTTGCTGCACCGTCCATCCAGCTTTTGATTGACGAGTTATTGCAACTAAGAATCCTTCGTGATAAAGTAGATCACCCAAGAAAGGGATCTAAAGATTTAGCAGATGCTGTTTGTGGTTCAATTTATAATGCAATTGCTGGGACTGCAAGAAGACAAGGAAGCAGAGACATTGAGGTTCATACCTACAGGCAGTATGCACTTGACAACAAGAAGCAAGAGTGGGATAATAATATTAGTAAAGATCGTGAAAGAAATAAACAAGCACCAGATGACATCTTAAGATATCTGGAAGGCATAGGAATGGTTTAATGGGTCCAGAAGATTTTGATGACATGTTTGAGCGTTACGAAGAAATAATGGAGTACATGCTTGAGAACAACTATGTTGAACAAGTTGGAATAGATGAAGATGGAGAACCCATATATAAAATGGCACCTAAAATGATTAAAGATTTTCCAGACCTTTTTAATGCACACATGGAAGTAACAAATGAACTTTTATTTTCAGTATGGCAAAAGGGATATGTAGAAATGACAATGGCTCCTAATGGAGAATGGATTGTTGTTCCCACAGAAGCCACAGCACACTTTGAGGATTTTGATGATTTGTCAAAAGAAGAAAGACTTCTTCTTTGGGAGATTACCGAAATGCAAAAGCGTGGTTCCATTTAATGATCCTTAATAAAAAATATATTGCAAAAAGAAATTCAATCTTTGACATCATGTCAATGTTTGATGTTAGTGAAGAAGAACTGTATTCAAAGTACAACAACAAAGAGTTTGTTAATAAATTAACTTCACAAGTTTTAGAGCAATGTTTGTTTCTTAACTTTACAAAAGATACAGAGCATAAGTTAAATAATCTTTGTGCCATTACTTACAATAGAGATAAAAGAACTCCAGTTGAATATGCCTTAGATCTTGTTTATGGATGGCTTGTTGAAGACATTGTAACTATTTATTTAAACAAAAAAGGATTTAACGCTAAACTTGTTGGTGCAGATAAAGACAGAGAGTTCCTAAAGAAAAAATCAATTAGTGCTGATGCAGACTTAATTGTAAATGGAAGAGCAGCAGATATCTATGCTGATATGGATGGATATTGGAACAAGACTGATAGATTAGACTTAAGAATTAATAAGTATCATAAACTTATCCAAGAAAAATCTATTCTAATTGGAGTCTCACCTAAAGAATGTCAGATGCTTCTGCTAGACTTTAGTAGAAATGTTGATGTCGAAGTTGGACCAAATCCACTATGGGGTGGAAAACAAGTTGCAACAGTTAGCAATGTAAATAGAAAACTAATTGAACTTGACAACTTTAAGTCCAATCTGTATAATATAATTCATAACTAAATACCGTAGGGTTGGGCAGGTGGTGAGCCCCATTGACTGTAAATCAATCGCTTTAGCTTTGTAGGTTCGATTCCTATCCCTACGACACAGAGAAGGAAAAATGGAAGAAAAGACTATTGAGTTAAGATACTTTGATAAAAACAGTAGGTTGTTCAAAGTTGTAAATCCAAAAGTAAAAAGAACTTGGATGGATGAAACGCATAACAATGCTTATCGTTGTACGCCATTAAATGTTGCTAATACTTATGGGTGGTATGTCTTGTGCCCAATGGACTTCACTGCTGAATGGAATGGTGGTCCCTATGAAACTGATCTGGTTGTAACAGTTATTAATCCTCCAGAAAGTGAAAATGAGGATTCACATAAAATTACTGCAACAAACTTTGGTCATGGAATATTGAGTTTAATTCCAGACTTTATTGTTAAAACTCCACCAGGAGTTTCTACATATGTTCGTGGTATTCCTAACTTAATTGCAAACGGAATCCAGCCACTTGATGGCGTAGTGGAAACTGATTGGCTTCCATTTACCTTTACATATAACTTTAAATTTATCAAGCCAGGTAAAATTAAGTTTGAAAAGGGTCAGCCATTATTTAGTTTCTTTCCAGTTCCAAGAGGGTACTCTGAAGAATTTGATCCCTTAGTTTCAAATATTGAAGACTACCCAGAGTTTAAAAAAGAATATGAAAAGTACAGCACACACAGAGGAATGCAACAAGCTGGTGTAACAGAAGAGGATGGTCATTATGGCAGAGGTGAAACACCAATTAAAAAACATGATGTGCCAAATCATTTAAAGACAAACAAAATTAAAGAGTTTAAGTATTAAAATTAAATAGTCATTCCCTCTTAGCTCAACGGCAGAGCACAGAGCTGTTAACTCTGGGGTTGGTGGTTCGAATCCATCAGGGGGAGCACAGCCCGATCCAGCTTAGGTGCAAACTAACCGAGGAGAGGTAGTCCAGAGATGATTCGACTGGGTGATGCTTGGAGTGATTCCAGAATCCAGATAGTAAGACCTTAAGCAAGTCATATGCTATCTGTCTTTCCCCAATTAGCTCAGTGGATAGAGCAATAGGTTTCTACCCTACAGGTCAGGAGTTCGAATCTCTTATTGGGGACTTTAGAGTATAATTAAACTAAGAAACATCTAAGGAGATGTAATGGAAACAACTGTAGAAGAAAGACAGGAACGAAAATTACTAATAGCAGATAGATGTGATAGATGTGGTGCCCAAGCATTTGTCCTTGTAAAGGGTGTGGCTGGAGAATTATATTTTTGCGGTCATCATTACGCAAAAAATGAAGATGCACTTATTAAATTTTCCTATGAAATCATAGATGAAAGAGAATTTATTAATGAAAAATCGTCTTCAAGTCCTATCTAGGATATAATAGGTTTGGGAGATATCCCTAATTTATAAGGAAAGAGTGATTCTAAATGGGTTCACCAATCGTGGGAGGTAAGGTTACAACACCTTACAAGAAGCTTGGAAAGATGTGGAGCAAGGGCTACCACACAGGAGTAGACTATGCTTGCAAAGAAGGAACAGACATTGTTGCTGTTGCTGATGGCAAGATTGAAAATGCATCCTGGGGTGCCAGCTATGGTACACAGCTAGTCCAAAAAGTTGAAGGTGGCTGGGTAATCTATGCACACCTTTCAAAGGCTCTAGTAAAGCCAGGAGATAAAGTTAAGAAGGGTCAGCACATTGGAGAGTCTGGTAACACAGGAAACTCTTCTGGTCCTCATCTCCACTTTGAAATGAGAGACAATATTAGATGGAGTGCAGGTAAGGATATTGATCCTGCTGCAATTCTTGCATCCTAATATAACTAACTAGTGGAGCCCTTGACAATTGTCAGGGGCTTCTGCTATAATATTCCTTATGTCAAACATTAACATAGAAACATTAATTGAAAAAATTGAATCATTAAAACATGAGGAGAATCCAGAAAATCAATCAGAGCATTTCCAAGCATTTGTTAATGGGTGGAATAATGCTTTGGGAGAACTCGTTAAGTCTTTAACAGAAACAGATTAGGATAATAACTAAATGGGAAAACATCACGATAAGATTCTTGCAGCCCTAGAGGTTCGCAAAAATAATGTACCTCAAAGAGGTGGATATAACATGCCTGGTTCAATGAACAAAAAGAAAACTGGCTATGTAAAGCGTGGAATTAAGCGATAAAGAATTGCCTCTTTAGCTCAGTGGTAGAGCAACGCTCTTGTAAAGCGTAGGTCATCCGTTCAAATCGGATAAGGGGCTCAAGATAAAATAAAAGGATTAAATTATGAGACAGCCAAGAAAACCAAGGCAACCAAGAAAGCCAAGAGAAAAGAAACAAAAGTTTAGCTGGGATAAACAAATTGAAAGAGCAGAAAGAGAGTTGCTGTATAATCGTATGATGATTGAGTCCACATACAAGGGAACAGCATCTGGTAGAGGCTCAGAATATAAAGTAAAATACAAGAGAAACAATGGAGTAGTATCGTAATGAATATTGAAGAGTTTAATGAGTTAGTAAAAGAAGGAACTACTATTGTAGATTTCTGGGCAGAATGGTGTGGACCATGCAAAATGGTTTCTCCAGTTCTAGATGAGTTGGCAGAAGAAACTGGCTCAAAGCTAGTAAAGATTGATGTTGATGTAGAGCCAGAACTATCACAGCATTTTAACATCTCAGGTATCCCAGCAATTATGCTGTATACTGATGGTGTAAAGGTTAAAGACTTTGTAGGTGCTAAGCCAAAACCAGCACTTAAAAAAATGTTATTTGGGTAAAAGTAATTGTGCCATACGCATAAATAGGTGATAAAATAGACCTATGGCATCCAAAAAATATCTTGTCCCTATTAATCTATTAAATCTAGCAGAAGATCCAGCAAGTGCTAGTGAGGGCGATGTCTACTTTAACACCGCAGATGATGTCGTAAAAGTATATGCAAATGGATCTTGGGTTCCTGTTGGTGCTGCAAATCAAGACTTTATTGCTTTTG